GCAATAACAAAAAGGTCTGGAGAGAAATTCCTATAAGATTTGTGAAAGACGCAAAGCCACTTGATAACTGCATGAATCGTACAAAAATTAAAATTAATAATGGCTGGTTAGGTTTTCAGATAGGAAAAGACAAGAGAACTTATTGGCAAATAGTAGTTAGTGACGCAGAGCTTATAGAACAAGGTGAAGGATATAAACAACCTTGGAAAAAAGCTGAAGACGAAAAGAAAGAAGAACAAGAGGAAGACCCATTCGCACTAGGAGACGTAAGTGACCTTCCTTTCTAGGAGGAGATATGGCAGTAATTAGAGTTAACAAGACTAAAGATTACGTAGTAATGAGCAATTATCATTTCAAAGAAAAGAACATGAGTCTAAAGGCAAAAGGTCTTTTAAGTGAAATGTTATCATTGCCAGATGATTGGGACTATTCAATAAAGGGATTGGCTTCATTAAACAAGGACAACAAGGATGCAATAATGAGCGCCTTAAGTGAGTTACAAAATTTCGGATATCTAAAGATAACTAAACTAGAGCCAAAAGATTCTCCAAGAGGACAGTTTGACTGCATTTATGACATATATGAAAAACCGATGCGGAAAAACCGATGCGGAAAATCCGATTCGGAAAAACCGATTCGGAAAATCCGACACTATTAAATATTAACAATAAAGTATTAAAAAATAAAATATTAAATAATACTAAAGCACATTCTGAAAAAAAAGAATATATGCCTTATGTGCATATGCAAGAAAAAGAATATCAGACCTTAATAGAAAAATATGGAGAGAAATTCACTCAAAGATGTATTGAAGTTCTTAATAACTATAAAGGAGCATGTGGCAAAAAATATAAAAGTGATTACCTAGCTATTCTTAATTGGGTTGTTGGCAGAGTAGATCAAGAAGGAATAAAGAAAGAGCCCAAGGCAATAGTTAAAACAGATAAAGATATAGAGGAAGAAATCAAGCGCTTAGAGGAGATGAACAATAACTTGTATATGAACTAACACTAAAGAGAGGTAGATATGAATCAAGAGGATAACGAGAAAGCAATGTTGTTCTATTTAATTCATGATGCACCATATGAGATGTATGAAGAAGACTTTAATTCTGAAATTAACAAAAAAATAATCCGTAAAATTAATGAATTAAAAAGAGCGAAAAAAGAAATTAATGAACAGATTCTAGCCGACTGCTTAGAAAAAGAAATTCCAGATGCAATATCCTATATCTTTAGATTAGTAGATTATTCAATAGGAAGGACTGCAGAGACTACATACAATCTAATAATAGGAGCAACCAAAAGAAAAAAATTAAGACTTCTAATGATAGATGGGCAAGACAAACTAGCAAAAGGCGAAGAATCAAGTAAAGTTGAACAAGAAATAATTGAAGAAATAAGAAAAATAGACAGTAGAGAGATACACGAAAAGACATTTTTGGAGCAGCTAAGTGGAGCAATACAGCAAATGGAAGAGAACTACAACCATAGAAGAGACTATTCTCTATACACTGGTTTCTATAATCTAGATAATATGATATGTGGACTGCATGGAGGAGAGCTATCTATATTAGGAGCAAGACCAGCAGTAGGAAAAACCACTTTAGCACTTCAAATAGCACTTAATATAGCAAAAAGAGGGAAAAATGTAGTGTTTATCTCGCTAGAGATGAGCGATGTGCAATTGATTTTCAAAATCATTTCTCAGATATCTGGAGTCAAGCTTTATGACATGAGAAGAGGCCAACTACAAGATGAACATTGGAAAAAGATAGGAGAGGCTAGTACTCAAATTCAAAACCTGCCTCTTAAGATAATTTCAAGCACAAATTCTCTACCAGAGATAGTCAACATTATAAGGAGGATGAAAAATCAGGGCAAATTAGACTTCGTAGTGATTGATTACCTTCAGCTGATACGAAATAACTCTAAATACAATTCTCGTGAGCAAGAGGTGGCAGATATAAGTAGAACTCTTAAGTTATTAACCCTAGAATTAAACATTCCAATCATGGCCCTTTGCCAACTTAACAGAGCAAGTCTACAAAATAAAGGGAAAGAGCCAACACTAGCAGACTTAAGAGAGAGTGGATCAATAGAGCAAGATGCAGATAATGTCTTTCTTCTATACAAATTAGAGAAAGAAGGAGATGTTGAAAGTTACTATGATGATATATGCTTAAAAGTTGCAAAACAAAGAGCAGGAGAAACTGGAGAAGTCATACTAAGATTTTTCAAACAAATTAATATGTTTAGAAATTTGGAGAACTAGAGATGAAAAAAAGCACGACAATAGAAATTGAAGAAAAAGCAATTCCAAAAGGACGACCAAGATTTGTCAGAAGAGGAAATTTTGTGCAAGCGTACACCCCAAAGAAGACTCATGATTATGAAAAAAGAGTAGCACAAATATATAAAGAAAGAATTAATAAAAAATATGAAGGGCCAATCAGAATACTAATTAAAGTAGAGATAAAGCCTGCAAAGAGTTTATCGAAGAAGAAAACTCAAGAATTAATAGAGAAGCAATGGCATGAACAAAAGCCAGATGTGGATAATTTAGCAAAGGCAATACTTGATGCTCTTAATGGCATAGCCTATTTAGATGACAGCCAAATACAAGAATTAGATGTTGTCAAATGCTGGAGTTTCAGAGATTGCGTAACTTTGCAAATAGAAAAATTAAATTAAAAGGAGAAAAAACGGAAATGAGTATTTTTAGTAACAAAAAAGATGAAACAATGGATATGGTAGTTAAGACATATGACTACAAGAGATTTAAATTTTATGATTGGAACAGAGATGTTTCAGAACAAGGACTTAAGAGACTTGATGAATCAGTTCAACAACATGGATGGAAAAGTGATCCTATCATAGTAGACCCAAATTATGGAGTAATAGATGGACAGCATAGATTAGTTTATGCCAAAAGACATCATTTACCAATATATTATTTAGTAGAAAACGATATAACCCCACTAGATTGTCAAAGAATAAATTCAAACAGAAGAGCATGGACATTACAAGATTATATTAAGTATCATGCGTTTACAGGAAATGAAGATTATATGGCGCTATATAAAATGATAGAAACTTTCAAAGAAGATATTCCTATTCTTACTATTATATATGCATATAGTGACAAAGAGAATGCATCATCAGGTGGGATTGGAACACGAAAAATTAAAGAAGGACTTTTTAAAAGAAAGACAGATGATAAAACAGCAGCAGCTCTATTAGATTATTTGGTTGAACTAATACCATATATAAAGCAAGTAAAAGGAAGAGTAGATGTTTTGGGAAGAGCCATAATCTTTGCTTGTCAATTAGAGGAGATAGACACCAAAAGATTAGCTAATATGGTCAAAGCATATTGCCATAGCATGACTCCAGCTGCAAACGTAGAAATCGCAATAAAAGAGTTGGAGAGAATATACAACTTAAATAAGAAAAAGGACAGAGTATATTTGTGGACAGAATACCAAAAAGCAATGTACGAAAACTCAAGAAAAGGTACTCAAGTCATGAACCAAAAGAGAAAAATAGAAAATGAAAATAACAACAGCGATCAATAAAATCGAAAAGATAATTGAAGAAACAGAATACGAGAAACTTTATATAGAAATCGAAACTAAAGAAGACAAATACACCATAGAAAAAGAAAGAAAACACGAAGTACAAGGCTTTAGGCAATAGATGAAAGAGGCAAGGGAATGGCTAGTAATAAACATAGAAGAGAAGAGTTAGAAGCAATATATGGAGAGGGATGCATGTTCGAAAAGTCCAAAGCAGAAGAATACGTATCCTCTTTACCAAGAATTAAAGGCTTTAAAAAGTTTATCAAAGAAAGACATTTCACATCTAAGGATATAGCAAAGTTAAAGAAGAGGATGAATTACCATCATTTAGAACATAGGGCTGATGGAGGCCAAACAACTGTAGAAAATGGAGCAGTCATTAGTGAATTAGCTCATAGATACATCCATTCTCTGCCTAGAGACCAAGAGGAGATCATTAATAACCATATCAGAAAATGGAAGTTGGATGTCATTAGTCTAACTACAGAAGCGGTTATTGAGAGCAAAGAGATAGACATTGATTTGTCTAAAGACTATATAGAATTGCCAGCCGTTACTTATCATAAAAAGAACAAAAAACAATTGAAAGAAGAGGAACGCAGAAAAGAAAAACGAGAATTACAAAAACTAAAGAAGGAGTACGAGACTAGATGATAACTATTGATATGACAAATAAAAGGCTTATGAAAATTTATGCAGTTGAATTAAGCGAGCAAGAAACTCAAATATTAGCCCTGCTAAGTGACAATAAATATCACAAAATTAAGGAAATCTCACAATATATTAACTATGCAGATGCCTATAAAATAGTCAATCAATTGATAGAAAAGTTTGATTTTTTAGTAGATTTCGAGAAAAGAAACGTTCTGGGATATCGCATCAGGGAAAAGGTTTTAATCAAATAAGGAGAAAAAAGAATGAAAATACTATTGATAAATGAAGAAGAGCAGAAACTCTTGCTTGCAGATTTACATGAAATGGTTATGCAGAATGACATATATGACAAAGATGTGGCAGAGAATCTGTACTACAAAGTGCTATATGCAATAGATAAATCAACAGATGGTAAGCACTTCACTGAATAAAGGTAATACGATGCTAGATAAATATTACATAGATTTTAATTAGTTCATAAATATTCCAAAGTAAAAAAAAATTATTAAGCCATTTTAAGTGTCATCGCAATTCTAGCTAAGCGATTTAATTAAAGGTATTAGCATACTAGGTAACTAATATATACATAAAATTCGCATTTAATATCCTATAATCTTCAATCAAGGCCTAATCCTAGTTAAAGGCCGAGATAGTAAAATGGTACGACAGAGATTAGGAACAGGAGACAAAATGAAAATACTTGAACTTTTTGGAGGAATTGGAGCTTGCACACAAGCTTTAAAACGACTAGGAGTAGATGTAGAAATAGCAGATTATGTTGAAATAGACAAATACGCAGTAGCAAGTTATAACGCAATAAACGGAACACATTTCGAACCACAAGACATATGCGAGTGGGACAAAGACATAGATGTTGACCTTATAATGCACGGAAGCCCTTGCCAAGATATTTCACTTGCAGGACAACAAGCAGGAGCAGATGAGGGCAGTGGTACTAGATCATCACTTATGTATGAAACAATACGCATTGTTAATAAGTTAAAGCCAAAATACGTTATATGGGAAAATGTAAAGAACCTTATAAGCAAAAAGCACAAACACAACTTTGACAGATACCTACAAGCCTTGAGCGAGGGGGGGTACACGAATTATTGGCAAGTGCTTAATGCTAAAGATTATGGAATCCCACAGAATAGAGAGCGAGTATTCACAATATCAATAAGAGATGATTTAGTAATAGACCAAACCGTACCACCACATGTAGCAAAAAACTTTGAAAGAGAAAAAGACAAAATAATCAAAAGTGATAAAGAGATATACAAATGTGAATGTGAAAGTGGATGGATAGACAATCAAGTAGGAATAAAAATATCCCCAGTAATCAGAGCAGGCAACAGTAATACTTTTGTATTAAAAGACAATAGAGGTTTTACATTTCCTGAAAAGCAAGAACTTAAATTACGACTTAAAGATATTCTTGAAGATGAAGTTGATGAAAAATACTATTTAAGCGAAAAACAAGTAGAGAGAATAAAAACAACAAATTACAACGTAGGCAAAACAAGGATACAAGAAAAAAGCTATTGCGATACTTTATGTGCAAGAGACTGGAAGGACCCTAAATGCATTCAAGTAGGTCAATTATATGGGACAGAAGTTGAGCCTAATCCACAAGCTGGTCGAATATATGATTGCGAAGGAGTTTCACCTACTATGGATAGTTGCAGTGGAGGAAATCGAATGCCAAAAATTGCAATAAAGAATGCTAACTCAAAAGGTTATGATGAAGCAACAGAAGGAGATTCAATAGATTTAACTTATCCAAATAGCACAACCAGGAGAGGTAGAGTAGGACATCAAATAAGTCAAACTATACCAGCATCAGATACTAAAGGAGTAGTAGTACCACAATATAATAATTTACGTATAAGAAAACTAACACCTAAAGAGTGTTGGAGATTAATGGGATTTAGTGATGAAGCTTTTGATAAAGCAAGTCAAGTAAATAGCAATACACAATTATATAAACAAGCAGGTAATAGCATAGTAGTAAATGTATTAGAAGCAATATTTAAAGAATTGTTAGGAGATTACGAATGAGTGAATTAGATGATATTGAATTAGATGTAACAAAATTACACAACGGAGCATTTAGTTTAAAGAGTTTATTAAATCTAAAAGAGAAATACAAGGGACATCCAGATTTACTAAAAGAGATAGAAGAGAAAATAGAGGAGAAAAGAGAATATGAACACGATAGATAGTGTAGAGCATAACGAAGCACTAGTCGTCATATGGAACCACGTGGAAGAAAAAGCAGAAGATGAAGAAGTGCGTAAATATGCAGCTAATAAAGTAAAGCAATTAAGTGAATTACTAGAATCAAAAAAATTATCAGACAAAAACAAGAAAGATTTTGACCGACAATACACGATGTTAATTGATAAAGAAATAAAAGAAGTGCAGAAGTACGACAGGGAGGTTAGGCAAAAATGGAAATAGCAATTCCAGTTTTATTTATAACATTTATAGTAATTGTAATAATAATTCCGCAAATAATAGATGCGTGCTTTATGAAAGAGACAGATAAATTGATGTGGAAGAAAGATGAAGAAAAAAATAATAAGAAAGGAGAAAAATAATGGGAAATGATTTTGGTTTTAGAAATCCCATATTAACAATTTCTAGCGATGGGGTTAAGTGTCATTATGAGCCATGGAAACCATTTGCTAGCCTACCTGTTGAAAAAAAAGAAATTCCAAAGAAATACATCATTAATCGAAAAGTAACAGTACTGATATGGGAGGATGGCTCAAAAACAATTATAAGGAAAAGCGAAGATGATAGACATGATCCAATTAAAGCTTTTTTGTGGGCATTTTTTGAAAAGAAAAGTGGTCTAACAAGAACAAAAGCCAATCAATATTTAAGAAAAATAGAAGAGGAAGGTTTTCGAGATGATAAGGGTAAGAAATTCAAAAGGAAATGGAACGCCAGAGGAACTAAGAGAGTACATAGAAGAAATAATCAAAGAAATAGCGGCAGAAAAGAAAACAACCTATGATGTTACGACGAACGAAACACGAATAAACGGGAAATTAGATAGTATTGAAATAACTATTGAAAGAACGCATGAATTAATTAGTTATTAAGGAGAAAAGATATGGAAGAGAGAACAAAGATTATTTTAGCAATAATAGGGACTATTGTTACAATAGGAGTAATAGTATTACTAAATTCATTTACCACCGTGCCAACAGGACACGTTGGAATCAAAACAAGATTTGGAAAAGTACAAGATAGTGTGATTCAAGAAGGTTTAAACGTTAAAACACCATTTATTGAAAAGATAGTAAAAATTGATTGCAAGACAAAAAAGATAGAAGAGTCAAGTGAAAGTTCAACCAAGGATATGCAGACAGTAACATCAACAGTTGCAGTTAACTACAATGTTAAGAAAGACTCTGCCAACATATTATATAGAGAAGTTGGAAAAGAATACGAAGAAATTATTATTAAACCTGCAATATTGGAGAGCATAAAATCAACCATGGCACAATATACTGCAGAAGAGCTAATAACAAAAAGAGCAGAAGTTTCTAACAAAATACAAGAAACAGTGACAGAGAAAATCGAAAGTAGAGGATTTGACATCACAGAGTTTAATCTAACCAACATTGATTTCTCAGAAGAATATGACAAAGCAATTGAAGCAAAGGCAGTAAAACAACAAGAAGTTGCTACTGCAAAAGCAGAACTAGAGAAGCAAAAGATTCAAAACGAAAAAGAGATATCAATCGCTCAAAAAGATGCAGAAGTTATGAGATTGCAGAACCAAGAAATAACAGATAAGACCTTAAGATTAAAAGAACTAGAAGTGCAAGAGAAGATAGCTAACAAGTGGGACGGACAATTACCTAGTACAACTTTAGGGGACAATATCCCAATGGTAAACGTTAGTAAATAAGGAGAAAACTATGACAAAAGATGTATTGCCAGAGATTATGGTAGAAGGAAGAGTATATGAGTTCGTAAAAAAATATCCTAGTTTCTTCTTATACAGAGACAAGGAATTTAAGAATTTACGAACATGTGTTCATTGGACAGACACAGGTTTATATACTCTAGGAGATGGAGAAAAATTTTTGGTAGAGAAAGACACTAGCAATTATGGACAAAAAAGAGAGCGTACGAGGTGGTTTGTATGAAATACAAGCCCCTCAAGGGCAAATGCAAAGAATACATTGAAAAGGGCTTATGCCTAGGATGCGAAAGATTAGCACTAGAAGATTTTGATGGAGATGACAATTGCATCCACATATTAGAACGAGAACAATACGAGGACAATTATAGGAATTGGAGGATAAATAGTGGATTTTAATAGATATCAGCACATTGAGAGAATAGGAACAGATGAAGTAGAAGGAATTGAATTTGGAGAATGCTACATCTTCTACAAGATAGATGGAACTAATGGACAAGTCTATTTAGATGATGAAGGCAATATTGCTGCTGGATCGCGTAATAGAGTTTTGACATTAGATAATGATAATGCAGATTTTTATCAATATGTTTTGCAAAATGAAAGAATAAAAAACTATTTAGCAAAGCATCCAGACCATAGACTATATGGAGAGTGGTTAGTTCCTCACTCAATTAAAACATACCGAGATGATGCATGGAGAAGATTTTATATATTTGACATTGCTCTTCACAAAGATGATGGAACTGAAGAGCTTATACCATACAACCTATACCAAGCTTGGCTAGAAGAGTTTGACTTAGATTACATACCACCATTAGCAATATTAAAGAACCCATCGCAAGAATCATTAATCAAATGCCTAGATAAGACTGGACAATTCTTGATTAAAGATGGAGAAGGAAAAGGCGAGGGAATAGTTATCAAGAACTATGACTTCTATAACAAATATGGAAGACAAACATGGGCAAAGATGGTATGCAATGAGTTCAAAGAAAAACATGCAAAAGCTATGGGAGCAGATGTTGTAACAACAGGGTTAATGGTAGAGGAAAAAATCGTAGACAAATATTGCACAGAGGCATTTATAGATAAAGAATACGCCAAGATAGTGACAGAACAAGGGGGATGGAAAAGTCAGTTCATCCCAATGCTGTTAGGAAGAGTTTTCTCAGAACTAGTAAAAGAAGAATCTTGGAATATAGTCAAAGAGTTCAAGTATCCTACTATAAATTATAAAACATTAAATGCATTAACTATACAAAAGGTAAAAGAAGTGGAGAAGGAGTTATTTAATTAATGAATACTTTATATATGATGATAGGACTACCTGCATCAGGGAAATCAACATATGCAAAGGAAATAAGTCAAGAGACTGGTGCACAAATAGTCTCATCAGATGAAATAAGAAAAGAATTATGGGGATCATATGATGATAGAGAGCATAATAACGAAACTTTCAGTGTAGTAGAAAGCAAAATTCTAGAAGGATTAGAAAAGGGAGATGTTATCTATGATGCCACAAACCTTAATTACAAGAGGAGAATGAACTTTCTACAAAGACTAAAAGGCATAGAAAAGGTAGCAGTGCTTATGCTAACACCATATGAGGAATGCTCTAAAAGGAATAACCTAAGACAGAGAAAAGTTCCAGATGAAGCAATGGAAAGAATGTATTTTAACATTGACATCCCCCTATATTATGAAGGATTTGATGAAATCATAATTAAAAGAGCAGATTGTGAGATAGAAAGCTTCAAAAAGTTCTTTAAGAGACTTAAGCACATGCCACAATATAATCCCCATCATACTTTAACTATAGGCAAGCATTGTAAAAAAGCAGCTATGCTAACAACTCTAACAACAATGAAGTGCGAATGGTCTATAGAAGATTTTATTATTTTATATGATGCAGCGTTAGTTCATGATATTGGAAAAGAGGCCACGAGAACATTTTGGGATTACAATGGAAATTTGTCTAACATAGCACATTATTATGGCCACGAACATGTGAGTGCCTATCTTGCATTATTATATTCTGAAGCAGAAGGAATTTTAGAACCAGATTCAAGGTTAGAGATAACTCTAAAGTTAGTAAGATGGCATATGCAAATGCACAAAGATATGGCTAAACACACAGTAGAAAAATACAAGAGGCTATTAGGCGAAAGAACGTGGAACCTACTAAAAATACTTGGAGAAGCAGATTCTAATGCGAGGTGATTAATATATGACTAATAAAGAAATAATGAATAGAGTACAAGAACACTATCAGTATTTATTGTCAGAGGGATATGATGTGGTCTACGTGTCTTTATATGGCTCACAAAATTATGGATTAGATATTGATGAAGAAGGTTATAAGTCAGACATAGATACTAAGGCAGTAGTGCTACCAACTTTTGAGGATTTTGTATATGGAAAGAAGCCTGTTAGCAAAGTATATGATTTTGATGATGGGCAGTGTGATGTAAAAGATATAAGACTAATGTTTGAGTGCTACAAAAAGCAAAACGTAAATTTTATAGAAACACTATTTACTCCATATACTATTATTACAAACGATTATTACAACAATGCTTGTATAGATAGGCTATTTGAGCAAAGAGAAAAGATAGCCAGACTAAACATTCATCAAGCTATAAGATGCATGGCAGGGATGAGTAAAGAAAAGTTGTTTGCACTAGAGCATCCTTTTCCTTCAATCAAAGATAAGATAGATAAATATGGATATGATCCAAAGCAATTACACCACATAGTAAGATTAAATGATGTGATTGGAAAATATGTAGCAGGAAGACCCTATGAAGAATGCTTAATTCCAACAGCCAAAGAATATCTTAAAAGAATCAAAAAAGGAGTATTCTCACTTAAAGATGCAAGAAAACTAGCATTAGATTACAACACTATGACTCAAGAAATAAAGAAAGATGTTTTGGAGTCTGAGCCAGAAACTGTAGATGTAGAAACAATATATTTATTAGATGATATAAAGTATCAGGTACTAAAAAGAAAATTCAAACATGACTTAGGAGTGGATAAAGATGAGTGATGAAAGAGTATTTAAAAACGAAATTTATGAGAAGCAAAGATTAAATATAGAAAGATTGGCGAAAGAGGAACCAGGTGATTGGTTTTATCAAAGCCAAATGGAATTACCACCTAATAGGAGAACAGGATTTGCTCCGATAGATGGCAGGTGCTGGAATTGTGGAAAAGACATAACTGGAGAGGGCGGAATAACACTTGAAGATTTAGGGAATTACATTATACTAGGATGTCCTTTTTGCCACAAAAGTTTTTGCGATTAGGAGATGATTAAGATGAACATTGAAATTGGAGAATATGTAAGAACAAAAGCAGGAGATATAACAAAAATAACAAGATTTTGTGAATTAGAATTTAATGGAGTTCGTATAAATTCGATTGTTGGAGAAGATGGTTGCTTATTTGGCAATCCAGACAAGGTGGTAAAAAAGCACAGCAAAAGCATAATAAGTCTCATTGAAACAGGTGACTATGTTAATGGCAAAAAAGTGGTAAGTGTTGGTTATGGTGGGGCGGTGAATGTTGAAGGTTTTAAGTTTATAAAGCCTAATGATATTAAATCAATAGTAACCAGAGAACAATTTTTTAATATGGAGTATAAAGTATGAGTAAGTATCTAAAAAAAGTATTAGAAGAAAAACATATGTCACAAGCAGAGTTAGGCAGAAGATTAGGACTAAAAAGAAATACTATTAATTGGTATTGTAATACCAAAGAAAGTAAAAAAATCAAAGTAGACAAATTAATAGAATTTGCAAGAGCAACAGGAGTAGATTTAGGCGAATTTATGAAGGGAATAATTGAAGATGAGTGAGGAAGAAAAGAAAGCAATAGAATATTGGAAAAGAGATATAGAATTTTATCATTTGAATACACAATTAGCAAGTGAACATTATGCACAAATAATCTTAAATTTAATAGAAAAACAACAAAAAGAAATAGAAGCCCTCAACGAAATTAAACAACAAATATGCAATGAAGAATTAATTACTCAAGACTATGTGCAAGATAATTTTATTGCTAAAGACAAAATAAGAGAAACACTAAAAAAATATGATAAAGACATTGCTTGGGCAAATGCTGATGACCATTATTATTTTGTAAAATATATTAAAGAATTATTAGAGGAGAATTAAATGGATTTATTCAAACGCCATACCATGAAAATTGCAGATTCGTTAGACTGGAATTGCAAGAGGATCGTTAAAAGAACCAAAGGTGACACCAGAATAATTCATAAAAAAGCAAGGAGATTACTTCGTAAGCAATCTCAAGAAGAAGCAAAACAATATTGCGAGAACAATGAAGAGTAAGACGCAAGTGTGCAACATATAATGCATTAAGATGCAAAAAGACCAAAATATACCTCTAAAAAGCAATTTCGGAAAAACCGAAATTCCAGATGGAGAAGTAATATATGAAGCGGAGAATGGAAAACAAAAGGATTATTTAGAAGACGTGGAAAAGGAAAGAAAGAATCTAGCAAGAGTCTTGACAATTTTATATGGGGGAAAAGAACACAAATCAATAAGGCTGTTGCATATTGTGAGTTTCATAAATGCTATTTAGAACCAATAGACATCAAAGAGCGACAATGCAACAAAAAGAAATGTAAATACAGAAAAGATATCAAGTCAAGAAGGAGCAAATATGAGGAAGAAATATGTAGAGAAGAGACACAAGGAGCAGGAGATAGAGCAAACCCTAGTTAATTTAGAAACAGACTTTATTAACAAAAAAAAGGAGGAGCTGCCACAATATTTAGATGACAAGCTAAAAGAAGTGTCAAAAGAAATAGCAATGTGCAGCGAAGATGAAAAGATAACCCCATTTCAAATATACGAATGGATAAAATCGCCCACCTATCCATATACACCAAAATATACAGCAGAGGAGATGGCATTAATATTTGACTACTATACAAAAGTAGTAGCAGAAATAAATAAAAAGACTAAATATCCACCAACTAAGCCTAATTTTTGTTTATTTTGTGGAATGTCTACACTTACATACGATAAGTATTTAAATGGAATAGACCCAAGAAAAAAAGAAGTAATGCAAAGGATAGACCAGTACATCAGAGACATGCAATTAACTCTAGGTGAAACAGGAGGATTAAATCCAATTGTAGCAATGTACAGATCAAAATCTGAGCATGGAATGTATGAAGCACAGGCGCCAAAAGTAATAGCAGTAGAACAAGATGTGGACCTTGACAAAATAAGAGAACAATTAAAAGCAGTAGAAAATGGCGAGTCCCTAACATTAAAACAGGGGCCTGATGGGGTATTTAGACAAGACAAATAAACTGGAGGGGGCCATGAATCTATTAGAGTTTATTCCAAAAGGAAGAAGAAACAGAGTCACGATGGAATATTTAATGTTTAAATGTGACATTTTTGACAAAGATACATTTAAGCAAGAATTGAGAGAACTCAAAAGGACAAACATTATCTTATTCGATGATGGATACTATATTCCAGAAGGAAAAGAAGTACAAGAATTTATTGACAAATGCAATTTGAGAATTAAAGAGACGCAAGAACTAATATCACTAGCAAAGAAACTAATGAATTAATAGAAGGAAAAGAATGAAGAGAGTCTATGTTTATGTAATTTATGATTTAGCAAACTATGAATTGCCTGTAAGAATGTTTGACACTTATAAAGAAACGCTACAATATCTTGGACTAGGCAAGACACGGATATAGTGAAAGAAGAGTATATAAACATAGATATAGGATAGTAAAAGTGGATGTAACGGAAGGAGAAAATGAAGATGAATGAAATTGAGAAACTATTAAACAAAAAGAAAACAGAGAATGGAGATGTGGCATACAAGTCAACAGGGAATAATTTAACAGACTTATTCTTTATGACACCATTTTTTGAAAAGCACTTAGATGAAGTCAAAATCGGAACAACAGACAAAGAGAAGTTATTCTCTATGTTTATAAGAGATCCAAGATTTGGTCTTGGAAGAAGAGACCTAGGAAGAGTCTTAATGAAACAATCAAAAGTTTCAGCAGAAGATATAGCTTTAGCTGGAAGATATGATGACTTAATCGCTATTGCGACAGATGAAGCATTAGCATATCTAAAAGAGCAGCTAGACAAAGGAAATGAATTGGCAAAGAAATGGATGCCAAGACTAACAGGAAAAGATAAGAGAATAGCCAAAGCCTTATGCAAGATATGGAATATTTCAGAAAAAGAATATAGAGCCTTAATTAAGACAGACAAGACAACTGAGTATAAATTATCTTATGCAGAAAAGAAAGGGGGCACTCCATTAAATGAATTATTTAATGAGGGAGAATATGAACATCCTTTAGTTGACAGCATTGATTTTGAACAAGTGCCAAGCCTAGCAATGACCAAATACCTACACACCTTTTCAACAAGAGAAGATATAAAGTCTCGCTTTGATGAATACATAGAGAAAGTAAAAGAAAATAAGGCAAAGGTTAATACTTCTACTGCAAATGTATATGATGGATACAAAACAGCTACTAAAGGAATTTCTAATGAAGCAACAGAAGTTATAAGTAATAAGATTGTTGACAATGCAACACTAGGAGTAGAAATGAACGCTATTCCAATAGTAGATACATCTGGCTCAATGGGATGGGACGATTACGGAGAACGAGGAAGCTTATTAGCAAAAGCATATTCAATAGCTTATGCATTAGCAACAAAATCAACATATTCACCAAATCAGGTTATTTCTTTCTCATCAGAACCTAAACTAATGACCATTAAGGGCGACACCCTACGAGAAAAATACAGATCAATGTACACGGGGGATTGTTCTAATACGGACTTTGGAAAAGTTATGAAATTATTAGCAGGATTAAAAAAATATCCAGAGTATTTAGTTGTTTTATCAGACATGGAATTTGATTATGGTTCTTATCAATCAAAAGAAGAGACTATGAGAATATTCAAATCTCATGGAGCTAACACAAGAATAATCTGGTGGAACTTAAATGATAGAAATAAGACAGTTCCAGAATTTGATGAATATGGTAATATTTATTTAAGCGGTTATAACCTACAAATGTTGAAGTTGCTAGAGAACAATTTTGACATGACCACATATCTTGATAAAATAATAAAAAAATACAAAGAGGATATTGACTCTCTAAGAAAATAATGCTACTATTTATATAGTTTCATTTTTATTTTTATAGCTGTCAAAGACGATTACCGCAAACAAATTACAAGTTCAATGGTTGAACATAGCTATTCAAAGCTAAAGTTTTGGTTCGAATCCAAAGTATAATACATCGTCTTGTTTAATATAATAACTAAAGATTATTAAAAGCTCATACAGCATATTTTTTATTTCAAGAAACTAATGTAGTTTCGAATCAGTTACTTTATTGAGCTTTGTTTAAATTTAAATAATATAAAATGCTCATTACAGCAAACAAAATCATAGGTTTGTAACCCGTAGTGCGTAGGTTCGAATCCTACCTTTCGTGCTTTAGCGATGGTAGCTCAGTGGTAGAGCAACGTATTTTTAGAGCATTGTTTAATCGACAGAGTATGGCTAGTGATACTCTGTTTTTGTTTTGCAAAAATACTTGATTTTTATATCGACTTAATGTTATAATAATAACAGAGAGAGGTGATAAAAATGGGAATAGATATTGAAAAAAGTAGGGAGTATCAAAGAAAACGCAATAAGCTAATAAAAGAGGGAGTCTGGGATGAGCACAAATTGCGTCAAAACCTAGAGGACCTTAGCGATGAAGAAAAAAAGATAAGAGCATATTCTCTAAGAAAAGAAAGAAGAAAGCAATATACAATAGAGATTGATAAAGATAAAGCAGCAATATTTGATGAAAGATTAAAGCAATATGGAGATAAAGCAGCAGAAATATTTAGAATTGCACTTGACAAATATTTAAGTTCGCATCCTAGCAAAGATATATAAATCTTATACCTACCCCCTTAAAAAGGAAAGTAAAATTTTTCTGGAGGGGGGTATTTTTTTATCCATTATTGGGATATTCTATTTTAATTCTAGAATTGCATTTAAAGAGCCAGTAAACAGAACTAAGATAATTTGTTATTATCCGTCAAAAAATGCCTTAAATTTGACCTATGGAATTAATTTGACAATCAGATTGATAGCTTAGCGAATTTCAGTACAATTATCAGAAATAAAAATAATATTGATACAGAGCTCATGCAAAAATACAAGAGAGAATTTTATTTTGTCGCTTTACAGAGAGAAATGTCGCTTATTAATGATATTTTACAGAGGCAGAAGCTCTTGCAACAGAGAGCGTGGGAGGAGAGCAGAGCAACTGCAGAAATGGAATGTGCAAAAAATGCACAATGCAATGTCAAATGAATCTTGCATCATGCGAGCACATAACATGCGCGCGGTCAGAGTATGATTTTTTACACAAATACACCTGCGCCACGTGCGCATTCAGAGTATGATTTTTTGAAAATTTTTTGATAGAGTATGATTTTTTATAAATTTTCACAATATAAAAAAATAAAAATGCATTTTAAAATTAATTTTTAGATGCTATAAAAAAGCGGTTTATATTTAAATTTTGGGCCTTTGATATTGCAAAGAATGTAATTATATTATTTTAATATAAAAAGCCTTTAAATTGATTTTAAAGCGAATAAGAAGCAAGTAAAAAAACAAAAAAACAGCTTAAAAGCTGCAATTTTAAAAGATCATAAAAAGCAATAAAAAAAGCACTTTTGCAAGTGCTTTTTATTGGTTCATAAAATACCAACAAAACAAGAACGTAACACAGAACGTTACAAGCTCCAGACTAAAAAAAGGATTTTTCTTTTTTTGCTCTCTTGGTTCGTCTTCTTCTGGTTCCTGTTTTTTCTTTTCTATCATGTCAATATTTTTTTGTAGTTTAAAATATTGTTTACTTGCAAAGAGTGCAAGGCTATTTTTTTCATATTCTGTCAAGCTGCTGTCTTTTTCGTATAATGATTTTATTATTTTTTTAAGCTCTACTAAGTCCGCGCGGCCTGTGTAATTTTCGCCCATTTTATAATCATTGAAAAAGTCAAGCGTTGCCGCTTCAATATTTGTTTTGATGTCTTTTATTTTTTCCGCGTGGGCTCTTTTTGCTTCTTTTTCTTGTTCTGTTTTTAATTTGTATGTATAAATTTTTTCTTGTGTGTCGTTTAATTGTGTTAGGTTATCGTTAAAAACTCCCATTTTTTAGGCCCTCCTAAAATGGCAAGCTGTCCGCGTCTATTGTTTCAAAGTCTGGCAAGCTGTCCGCGTCTTCTTGTCTATTAATATAATTATTGTATTGTTTGGCCTCTTCTTCTGTCAAGTCTTTACATGTTAAATTATTATAATAATATTTTTTGTTGTTTACTTCAAAAGTAGTAATATATTTAAATTTTTGATGTTCTGCTGTTTCGTTTTGGATCTTGTCCGTTATATGCAACCTAAATTTGATATAGTTTTCAATAGCTGTTCTAATTATTGAATTATAACCCGCCTTTTTAAGTTCGCGACGTGTAAAGCTGTAAATTGTATTAGTTGTAAAATTTTCTGTTGTCAATCCTATTTCTATTGCTTCGCGCACTATTTCCGCACAACGTGGTTTTGTTTTGATGAACTCCTCAATATTTGTCAATGCTAGGGCCTCGTTGATTCCTATTTCTTTTGCTATAGGGTCCAACGGGTCAAGGTTCGCGTTGTATGCCTTTATATAATCATTAAGGGCCGCGCGGCCCTCGTTTGTCTTTAGTGTATAATCATTTTTATTTTTTATTGTTACTATTTCCATTTTTTAACCCTCCATTTTATAATAAATATTTCAAGTCGTTTTCTTTTATAGTGTTTTCTTCTAACATCTTTGATATTTTTGAATAATAGCTTTTATCCTTGTTTATTACATTTTCAATGTAATTATTTATAATATTTAATTTTTTTGTGTTTTTTGTTCCTGTTTTTTCTTTTTCGTCTTCATATTCTTTTGCTAATTGTATCAATTGTAAAATCCCATTTTTACAAACTTTTTTATAATTTATTATTTTTTTCATTTTCAAGCCCTCCAAAACTACATGTTTTCATAAAATATTTTTTGAAGTGCAAAATATAAAGTTTTAAAGCTGTTGTTATTATATTCATTTTGTGCGGCCGCTTCTAACCATTCAAGCGCCGTTTTTATTTCTTTTATGTCGTTTTCTCTTGTTTCGTCGTAGTCTGCCGCGTCCATGTCTTCACAATTTTTATAAATATTTATTGCAATTTCTTCATTTGCATGTAAAAAGTCATTTTTTAAATTTTCCATGTTATAACCTCCTGTTATTTTTCCCTGTATTGGTTTAATATGCATTTTTTGCAGTCTCTCCAGTCAACAAGTGCATTTTTATTGTAGCAGCAAAAATAGTAGTTTTTTATGTCTTGCGCTAGCTTGCTGTCGCTGGGGTTTGTGCATCCGTTCTTTTTTTGAAATTTCATTGTTTAAACTCCTTTTAAAAACTTTTTTATTTTTTCGCCTGCTGTTTCAATCTCTGTTATTTTTAGGCCGTGCAATTTATAAAGCCAGTCAACCGCATTAGATATAAATTTATTTTTGGTTGTTTTGGTGCTTTTCTTATAGCCGTTATCTTCTAAAAATGCGTTATATTCTTTTATAAAAAAGCTTTTATTGTAATATTTTTTTATAATAAAATTATTTGCTGTCATTTTCTTAGATCTCCCTTTTTATAATATATGAGTCACTGGCCTTGCCGTGTGTTTCATCAATTGTACAATCTAGCAACTTAAATCCATTCATAAAACAGCTAACCCCAACGCCGCCCTCAAAGTGTGGTATAGGTGAATAACCGAACCCGTAGCATATAACGTCGCGGTTGTCTCTGTCTCTATATTCTTTTTTTAGTTTTTTGATGCTGTTTTCTTTGTATAAACTAAAAGCTTTTAGAACTGCGTTTGATTGGTTCAAAGCCTGCGCAATTGCTGCACTTTCTTTATCATAACCGCAACCGCTGGCCGTTCCTTTGAAATATTCATATTTTGGCTGGCCGTTTTGGTCTTTGCTCCAGATCTCCGCCGTTGCGTGTGGGTTTGCGCCCCATGTCTTAGAATTTACCCATTCAACAATTATATTAATTTTATAAAAATTGTTTGCGTTTTCTATTGCTTCTAAGTGTTTAATAGTGTTGTCGCGTGCTTTCGCGTTTTGTTTTATCTCTTTTTTTATAGCTTTTTCTATTGCTTCATCTGTTGTGATCTCTCCATTTTTCCACTTTTCAAAACTTGTTCTTGTCAACTGTCTTTGAAGCATCCAGTCAAGAAAGTTAGATTCATTTTTATTTGCTTTTTCGTGTTCCTCGTTTATGCTCTTTATGTAATCATTTGTAAATTTTTCATATTCTTCAATTATTTGTTTTCTTATATTCTCCATTTGTTTAAATCCTCCTAAAATTTAAATAATATTTTTTATTTTTGGAGGCTTGCAAAATCTAAAAATATGATTTATATTAAATAATGCAAGCCGCCTTTTTTGGTAGTTTGTAAAATGTTTTTATATGCCTTTTAGCATCTCAAACATTTTTCTACGAGCTTCTGCAAGTTCCTTTTCGCGACGGGCTGCAGCGGCTCTTTTTTGTTGTCTTTTTTCTTGTTCTTTTTGTTCTTTTCTGTCTATTCCTGCAATTATTCCAACAATAAATAAAGTAATAATTATAATAGGCAATAGCTTTGCTCCTAGAATTGCAGCATATTCAAGAAAAGTTACATCATCATAATACATTTTTTTACCTCCTTTGTATAATGTTTTTGTCTTTCCTCATCTTGTTATATATATTATAGCATGATTAACAATAAAAATCAAGTGTTTTTATGAAATATTTTAAAATATTTCAATCTTGTAATATTTCCATTTATTGGCTATTATATAGGGCTTTTCCTGGTGCTGGTGATCTGTGCTATTATATATTTGTTATATGCTATGTATTATATGAATGTATTAATATATATTGTTATTATGTTATTATATATTTATTTTATTTATATATTAATATGATTGTGTTGTGATTGGATCATGTTTATTTTTATATGGAGGTAGTAAAAACAAGGACGTTATATGTCAAGTATTATAATGATGTAATTGTGTTATTGTGATATTATGTTATTATGTTGTTATGATGTTTTTGATTGATTGAAAAATAAATAAATTTTGTTTTTTTGTTTTATGTAACTATAGTGAAAAAGATATAAATATATAAAATTTTTTATTTTTGCATTGCTTTTGCATTACTTCAATTTTATTTTTGTTGATGTTTCAAGCTTTTTGGCTTTTCGCTTCTGGTATGTGATACCCTGCCCCTATTTGTAGACCAGGAAGGGGAGGGTCATCTTACCCTCTCACAAAATTTTCAAAATATAAAATGTTCATTTCATATTCATTCATTATTTATTCATATTCATCATTCACATTTCATTTATCCATCTCATTCATCATTCATGTTCATTCACTAACACTCATTCATACCTCACTAATCCACATTTCCTTTCATTCACATTCATTCAATTATCTTATTGTAAGAGACCTTGTCCTCTACGTCCATTCTCTAAGCTTGCATCATATCAATTTGATAAAAATCTATTATATGATTCTATTTAATAGCAGCTTCATGAGCTGCTTTTATTCTTGATGGAGAATGTACTTGAGGATTAATAACTCTATTAATTTCGGAAAAAGATTCTACGGAACGTTTTTCCTCATTAACCAAACGAGTTATTAATTATAATATAATATACTTTTCCATGGTTAAAATCTGATAAGGTGCATTTTGATTGGTTTAGGTGATATTTTGGTGTGGAATGGGAGTAGAAAAAGTTTGCACTCTCATTCCAAAAATCGGAATATTATGTTAAGAGGTTTTTATAAAAAATGTCAAATGCACCTATTTTAGTAAAAAAGTCCTACATCAATACAGAGACAGGCTATGGAGTTGAATTTGTTAATTGGAGAGAGAGCAAATATCAAAATGGGATGTTCATATGGAAATCCAATGCTAAGAACTATGTGAAGATATTTGAAGACTTTGCAATACCAGATGAAATATCTGATGCGACTCTCGGAAAGTTTTATAAACTATTAAGATGTTTAGGGCAAAATAATGTATTAGTCAATGAGTTCAATAAACCAATGTGGATATCAGACTTAGCTAAGATTTTTGGCATCAGTTCTAGTGGAGCATATAAGCTGGCCAAAGAACTATCTACTAATGGACTAATTAGAGGAATCATATTAAATGAGCAAAAACTATTAATGGTGAATCCAGCATATGGACTATATGCAAAGAAAGTATCTGACTTAACCATGTATGTGTTTCAAGACTATATATTTGACACAATCAGCTCCAGCGACATCAGGCGCAGTATCACTCACAATTGTTTGGGGCAGGACTTTGATAAGAGAATAAAATTCATTTTGCCAGAGGAGGGAGTATTGGATGGACAGACTAGAATTACTAGAGCGTATTTTAAAAGCGAGAGGGCTTAATGTTCAAAAACTAATTGAGCTACTAAAAGACAATGGAATGCCAACTGCTTATAGAATGGCCTTGTATAAGAATAGCGGAGAGACTGAAGAATATTATAGACAAATTGAAAGAGTACTTAATCTAAAGGAGGGGACTTTGTATGACGAAAGTAGAGCAGGAAAATCGACAGCTTTTGCTAAAAACAAAGAAAATAATTCTAACAAATAAGTTAGATACTTTTACTATGGCACAGATGCTGAGAAACTATTTAGAGTTACTTAAGGCAGAGTTTTATTCTACAGATGATGAGAGTGTTAAAAGAGCATGTGTTAGAGAAGACATCAAGATAATATTACCTTTAAGCGATAAGACTTTAAGAGACTATGTTGACTCTGGAGAGGTTGCTCTAATTAAAGACTTATACCAATTATGGAAAGATGCATTAGCTTTTGCTGGTTGTAGATCATTAGAGCATTTCATAGATTATATGGAATTAGATATGGGCCAGAATAAAAAGGTTTTAGGAAACAGAAGAAATGTGCTAAGGCCCTTTATATTTTATTTAAATAAGAGTGCATTTGATGACAAGCTAAAGTATGTAATTAGTTCTTATCCACCATCTTATGGCAAAACATATACAATGAATATGTATTCGGCATGGTTGTTTGGATTAGATTGGGATAATACCATATTGAGACTATCTTATTCAGATAGAAATGCGACTGCTGCATCACAAGCAATTAAAGAAACAATGATGAAACCAGAGTATGCGGAAGTATTTCCACAATATAAAGAGTTGAATGGAAAGATATTTTCAAAAGAATTAGTAACAGACTGGACCATTAATGGCAAGTCTAACTCTCAAACATCTCATTTAGCAATCACAAGAGATGGTTCAATAACAGGTACTAGAGCTAATAAGGCTATTATATTCGATGATATGATTAAAGGATATGATGAGGCCAAGAATGAAGAAATCCATAATAAGTACTATGGTAAATGGAACAACGACTGGGCTAATAGACGTGCATCTGATGATGTAGTCTTTGTCTTTGGTGGTACCATGTGGTCTCCTGTTGACTTGATTAATAGAGTTATTACAGATAGAAAGAAATTATCTAATTTTAGAAAAAGCAAAGTATTTGACAAATGGGTTGAAGAATCAGAAGATGGCACAACAGCAGTTATAAGAGTGCCATTGCTAGAGGATGGCAAGTGCACATGTACTCATGTAATGAGTGATGAGAGAGCATTGGAACTACAAGCTAATGATGATCCATTCTCATTCAGTTGTGTATATATGCAAGACCCTATAGCTCCTACTGGATTAGAGTTTGGTGATGAAGATTTATTGCATTATACAAAATTGCCTACTGATAAAGATGGAAAGCCAACACTACCAGACTATTCATTTGCAGTATTAGACCCTACAAGAAAAGGAAAAGATAATGTTTCAATGCCTATATTTAAAACAGATGGAAAGTACCATTATATGATTGATTGCATATTTCAGAAGAAAGCCATGACAGAATTATATAACGATATTGTTCAGAAGATAATAGACCATAACATTATCAAACTAATTGTAGAAAATAACACAGATACATCTCTTCCTTCTCTATTGCAAGGAAAACTAGAAGAGAGAGGATATATGCTATGTGAGATTATCCCTAAGTTTTCTACAAAGAATAAGGAACAGAAAATAAATGATATGCGTGGAGTTATAAAAAGAAAAATCATGTTTAAAGACAAAACAACTTATACAGCAAATACTGACTATGGCATGTTTATGAAAAACTTGACTAGATATTCATTTGACTATGCCAATAGACATGATGATGCACCAGACTCCTTGGCTATTTATGCAGAAGGCATAATTGTAGGCTCTGCAAGAAGGAGCAAGCCAAAGGCTATTTCTAGAGCGGAATTAGGCTTTTAAAATTTTAAAAAGGTGCATTTCTAGGCACTTAGGTGCTATGATTTTTGTAGGTGTATTTTGGGGAGCGAGTTTACGCTCGTAATCAAAATGGGCAGATTATATATTGGAGGGAATAATCTAAGTTCTTGTTTTCTCCACTATAAACGTCCAACAAAGGGCGAGGATTTTTTATCCTCGCTCTTTTTATATTTTTAGTGGAGGAAATGATGGCAGAGTCTTCTAATACAGATAATTTATTTGCACTTAAAGAATATCATGGCAGATACAAAATTACATTGCCTATGAGCAAAGATGAGTTCACCAAAGGTGGAGAGCAAGGCACTATTAAAAACATTATTGATTCATTGCCATATGTTCTAAATGCACACAATAAGAATGCCCAAGCAATTGATTATTTATACAAGTACTACAAAGGAATACAACCAATACTTGAAAAGAAGAAAGTCATTAGAGAAGACATTAACCATATTGTCTTAGAAAACCATGCTTTTGAAATTGTTGAGTTCAAGAAATCATTCTTATATGGAGACCCTATTCAATATGTTCAAAAGGGCAACAAGAATGACAAGAAATTGGCTGAAAAGATTGTAAAGCTAAATGAATATTGCGAAATGACAGGAAAGGCCAATGAAGACAAACAAATTGCAGAGTGGCAGTACATATGTGGAACTGCATATAGATATGTAGATCAAAATCCAACATACAAAGATTATGACGAAGCCCCATTCAAAACATCTGCACCAGACCCTCGTAGCACATTTGTAGTTTATTCAAACTCAATTAAACAAGAGGTCTTGTTTAGTGGATTTATTAGAAACAAAGACGAATCATTAGATTCATTGTCATTAGCGTTAAATCCAAATGGAACAAAAGTAGTCTTATCGATTTATACTGACGACTTCTACATGGAAATTGTTGGAGAAGAGATATTTGGAGAAAAGCCAAGCTTCTCTATATTACAACAAGTATTGCCATTAGGAAATAGAATAGCGACAAGAGACACGTATCCTTTACAAATAAAAGGAAACAGAATCATTGAATATCCATTAAACAATTCAAGACTAGGTTTAATTGAATTAGTTCAAAGCATCTTAGATGCAATAAACCAAATTAAGTCAAATGATGTAGATGACATAGACCAATTTGTTCAAAGCTTAATAGTTTTCATTAACCAGCAAGTAGATGTTGAAGAGTTTAAGAAATTACTAGAAGCAGGAGCAATTGAAGTCAACACAGATGATGCAACAAAACCAGCCGATGTTAAGCAATTGGTAGCATCGCTAAAACATAGTGACACAAAAGTAGTAACAGATGACTTATATGAAAAAGCATTAACCATATGTGGAATACCAAGACTAACAGACAATTCTGGTGGAGGTGATACAGGAACTGCAGCAAGTATTTCTGGAGGATGGACAATGGCGACTGAAAGAGCAAAGCAAGACATTGTTTCATTCAAGAATGCAGATACAGCAGCTCAAAAGTTAATCATCAGAATACTTCAATATTTTGAGAAGAAAGATTTCAGAAAATTAAGTGCAAATGATTTAGCACTAAGATTTAACTTCAACACCTCAACAAACCTATTAGTCAAGACACAAGGTTTAATGAACATGAAGTCAGCCCAAGTAGCACCAATAGATGCTTTTGAAAAGTCTGGAATATTTGCAGATTCATTAGAAGCATATAACAGAGCAGTTGATTATTATGGCAAGAATTTTTGGGGAGCAGAAACTGAGAAGAAGGAAGAACCTGCTGACACGGATGAAGACACAGAAAAAGATATGCCAAGAAACATAACTTATAGTGATGATCCAGACCAGTATGATTCAACCAATCTTCCAGATAAAACAAAGACCCAAAAATAAACCAAATAATATAAATAACTCCAGCATGCCGAGGTAAATGCATGTTACACGAAAAACGCATGAGAAGTGGCTCAGTAAAAACACAGTGTAGAAAGGACAATACATGGACGAGGAAATCAAGGAGATACTACAAGACGAAACACTTGATGAAGCAAAGAAAGTTGAAAAGTTAAAGGAATTGCAAGACAAAGCCAGCAAAGATTATGTAGGCAACAACTACATTCCTAGAGACAAATTCAACGAACAAAAGACAACGTATGAAACATCATACAACGAGTTAAAAAAAGAATACGAAGCGTTTAAGCAATCAAAGATGACAGATGAGGAAAAGGCACAAGCCGCAAAGAAAGCACAAGAAGATGCTCTAGCTGAAGCAAATAAGGAAATCGCAAAATTAACTGCTGAAAGCATTTTTAAAGGAAATGGATTAAAAGAGGCAGATTATCAATCTTTTATGACAGTCATTTCTAACATGAATAAAGAAGATGCAGGAAACTTCGCTGAAAGCTTAGCAAAGCTTGTAACAAGCCAAAAAGAAGTAGCTACTAAAGCTATTGAAGATGGACTTGTTAAAAACACACCAACACCTCAAATGGGCACAGAGACTGTAAGCAATGAAATTGATATTGCTAAAAACAATTTAGCAAAAGCAAGAGAAAGCGGAGACAGAGTAGAAATAGCTAAGCGCTTAAGTGAATATCAAGAAGCATTAAATAAAAAATAGGAGGAACTTTTAAATGCCAAACGGAGTAATGTTAACAGACACACTATTAGGCTATGCAGGTCTTTTATATGACAAGACAAACACTGCAACACCAGTACTTAATCTTATCTCAGGACAAGATGAGCAAACCCAATCAAATGAATTTATTATGGGACAAGAATACGAAACAGGAGATGGAACTTTATCACCAGTTAGTGAAAAAGATTCATTAACTGCACCAGATCCAAAATTCGTACAACCAGAGCAAAAAACAAACTGCACTCAAATATTCCATGAGTCAATCGCAGTTTCATATGCAAAATTATCAAATTTAAACAAATTATCTGGATTAAACTTAGCAAATCAAACTGCAAATCCACAAGATATAGAAGCAGCACAAGCAGCATTTGCTATGACAGGAATAGCTAAACAAGTAGAGAACATGATATTCAACTCTACATATGTTAAACCAGAAACTAATGAAACTGCAGGACAAACAAGAGGTTTAGCAGAAGCTATTGTTGCAAACGTAGTTGCAGGTGGTGGAAAAGACTTAGACATCTGGATGATTAATGACCTATTAGCAATGATAGAAAACCATGGTGGTTCAAAAGTAGGATTAACCTTAGTAACTAACAACGTTGGACTTTCTAACTTAAATAAAACTTCAGCTGAATTTGGCTTGACAGTAGCACCAGCAGACAGAAATGAAACTGGTATTGATGTTAGAAGAGTTGAAACACCAAACGGAACAGTTAATGTAATAGGTGATCCATACGTAGTAAACGGAACAGCATTCTTATTAAATTTACCTGCATTACACATTGTACATCAACCTGTACCAGGTAAAGGAAACTTCTTCATTGAAGACTTAGGTAAGAAAGGTGCTGCTAACGAGAAACAAATCTACGGACAATTAGGACTAGACTATACAACTGAGTTCTTACATGGAAAAATCACAGGTTTATCAACAACCTTCACAAAGCCAGCAGGACTAAGAGTAGTAACAACTGCTGCAGTTCCAGAAGGCTAGAACTAGGAGTAATTAATGAAAGTTAAAGTGAGAGTAATCAAGATTTTCATCGATAAAGACACCAAGAAATTGATGGAAGTAAAAGATGGAATAACTTATGATGAAGCGCCTGAGTACGAAGAGGAAAGGGCAAAAGAATTAGTTAAAAAAGGTTTTGTAGAAATTTTAGAGGAACCTAAAGTTGAAGAAGCAAAGCCAAAAGCTAAAAAGAAAAAATAATAGAAAGGGATAGACGATGGCAATAACAATTACCGAAGAAGACCAACTTGAAGATATGCGCCTAATTATATTAGATGATATCACAGATGAGTCTAAAGATAACTATTTTAGGTATTACCTTAAAGTAGCAAAGAACACGTATTTAGTCAGAGTTTATCCCTTTGACTATATGAATATGACTGAATTACCTGACAATATCGCAGCTGAATGGCAAACAAGATGTGCCATTCAATTATACGATAATCATTCTAACGGACTAGACAATGCAATAATGTATAGCGAAAATGGACTTCAAATTCAATTTGCTAAAGGTGGAATAAGCAAAGATTTACTTGCAGAACTTCCACCACCAAAAGGCAAAGTTCTATATGAAGAAAAAGTAGAAACATCAGAGGACGAAACGCCAACAGAGGAAGACAATCCATGAGAAAACAATGGGAAAAGAAGATATACATTGCTAGGAAGTTAGAAGGGGTAGATGAATATGGAAAAGGCATATATGAAGAGCCTAAACAATATTCATTCACAGTACAGCCAATGAGCTCAAGGCTAGATATACAAATGTTTGGCGAAAGAGCAATAGAAATGCAAAGAATGTTAATCGAAAGAAAGAAGTATGAAAACTTTTTCCATGAAGGAGATTTAGTCTATTTAGATGGAGCATCTCCAGAAGGGGAAGAGGTAAATGGCATAAATGCAAATTACAGAATGCTTCCACCAAGAAATCAGAATTTATGCATAACAATTTATTGTGCAAGGATAGTGAATAAGAATGGGTAAGGCAATTATATTAAATGTGAAGAACATGAAAAAGCTAGGTGACAACTTAGAAAAATATAGAGCGAGCCTAATCACACATGCAATAAACACAATAGACAAGACTTGTAAAGTAGGATTACTTGGCAATTATGAAAGTGCTAGTCAATTGGAAACCAAGGTAGAAGGAAGTATCGTTAAAGGTGGCATAAAAGCTCCAAAGGAAGTGAAATTCGCTGAATATGGAACAGGTATATATGCCGAAAAAAATCATATAGGGACAACAAAAACTTTTAACGAATCTGGATATAATAAATGGTTTGTACCAGTTGGACAAGTAACTCATAGCCTAGGATATCCAATAGTGAGTATCCAAGGGGAAGAATACTATATGGCAAGGCCTCAGAGAGCACAACATTTGTTTGAACAAAAGTGTGAGCTTATGAGAAGTCAGATAAAACAGATAGCCCAAGATGAATTTATAGGAGGAGCAGATGGCATTACCAAGTATTTACAATAGCATGCTACAAGTAGCAAGAGAATACATACAAAGCAACTCTGAATATTCACCTTATGTTTTACCCACTACGCCAGAGAATAGTAAAATCTTTCCCTTAGTAATAATAGAGCAAGCAAATGATCCATTGCATAGTGAGACACTAGACAAGAAAGAGCAAAAATTCAGAATGGTATTTGAGATTAACATTTTTACTCAAGATAAAACACCGACAGACAAGACCGTTATAGCAGAAGAGCTTACAAAATTAGTCAACGATGTTTTTGAAGAGCAATTTGGAATGAGGAGAACCAATAACGCACCGATTCCAAATATAGATGATTCTGTATATAGGAAGCATTTAATTTATAGAGGAATATACGACATAGAGCAAAACAAAATGTATGACAGATAAATTTTAAGGAGGAAAAATAAACATGGAAGTAGCATTAACAGATGTAGGAACCAAATTGTACAACAGAGCAACAGCAAATGCAGCAATGACAAAACTTATTGGTATTACTGGAGTTCCAGAAATGGGAAGCGCACCAGAAACTCAAGAAGTAACAGAAACTGATAGCCCTGTAAGACAATACGTATCAACAAGAGCAACAGCAGATGCATTAGCATTTACATTCAATTATCTTGAAGATAACTTTGAAGCTGTAAATAGCTTAGATGATGGCGCATCACATGAATTTGCTTTAGTATTTGGAGATGGCTCAGGATATTACATCAACGGAACAGTTAAAGCATGGACAAACTCATTTGAGTCAAACAGTGCAATTAACGCAACATTGAGCATAACTCAAACAACTGGAGCTGTATGGAAATCAAAAACTGAAATGGACCAAATCTTAGCTGCAACAGCCTAAGAAAATAATAGTGGAGGAAAACAAGAATGAAAGGTATTAAATTAAAAATTGATGAAAAAGAGTACATCTTAGGATTCGCAAACAGAGGCTCAATAAGAAGAGCTGAAAATTTAGGATTAAACCTAATGGATAGAAAAGTCATAACATTTTCGGATAAGTTATTTTACGCATCTCTAATTGATAGACAACCAGAAATGACTGAAGAAGAAGCTGATGAATTAATAGGAAAACTAAAAGAAAATGGATACGACTATGCAGAAATCATTACTACACTTAGACAATTGCTTGACGAGGTTTTTATTTCAACCCAGATCGAGGATCCAAAGAAAAAGAAGACAATAAAAATAGAAAACTGCTAGAGGAAGACAAAGAAGTCTTTAATTCATATACAGACTATTTTGTAAAATACTTATTACCTTTAGCCCTACAATATGGTATGACACCAAGCGATTTTTGGAATGAAGATCCTGAATTGTTGGACTCATACCATATTTTTTATAAGAATAGAAGGAATGAGATAGATGCAGAAGAGTGGAAAATGGGGCTATATGTGTACACTGGGGTACAAACAGCATTAGCCAACGCTTTCAGAAAAAGTGGAACACCTCCTGTTAAATATCCAAAGGAAAATTTCATGGCGACTCATGAAAATGAAAGAGTCAAACAAAAGCAATTAGAAATCAACATAAAAAAGATGATGGAGCAAAGCATAAAAGCATTTAACGATAAGAAAGGGAAATAGCAATGGAAGAAGACTTAACACAACAGATTTTGCTAGACACAAGGCAATCCGAAACAGGAATAAAACAATTAACACAAGCAATTTACGACTTAACCAAGGCAGTAGGAGGCCTAGGTGATGATGTGCACAAAAGCTTTGCAAATTTAAATGATTCTGTGGGAAAAGTAAATGAATCCATCAAAGAGCTTAAAGGGGAATCTGAAGAATCAGGGAAAGCGTTTAAAGATAGTTTTATAGGAGTTGCTGCCACTATTGGCATTGTAGTTGAGGGAATTGAACGAGTTGGAAGCAAAGTATTAGGACTGATTGAACAAGGAAATGCAATAACAGAAACATCAAACATGTATTATCAATCTTTAAGTAACGTTTCTAATGAGTACAAGAATGCAACAACTCAAGCGAGCCAATTTTATACTTCAGGACTTGCTTATCAGAGGATGCTTCATCAGCAACTAGGATTAAACACAGAGCAGATGGAGAAGTATCAAGCAATGTACTTCAATATGCTTAATGGTCAGCAAGGGATAACAAGTGATTTAGCATATAGAATGAGCGAGAACTTAACCAACTTAGCAATAGATATGTCTTCATTATTTAATACTGATATTGAAACAATGTCACAAAAATTGCAGTCTGGAATTACAGGACAAGCCAAAGCATTAAGACAATTTGGTATTGATGTAACAGAAGCAAGTATGGCAAGTACGTTATTAGCATATGGAATAAATGAATCTGTAAAAAGCTTATCTTATGGAGAAAAAGAATTACTTAGATATTTAACAATTGTAAGGCAAGTAAATTATGCAGAGGGAGATTTTGCAAACACATTCACTACATCAGCAAATCAATTAAAAGTTTTGCAAGATGAAATTAAAACCTTAGCGCAAAGTACAGGTCTTATCTTTAGTTCAACTTTATCTAACGCGATTATTTTTGCAAGAGCTGTTGTAAGAGTACTTCAAAATATGGTAGAGGCAATTGCGAGATTTCTTCATATTGACTTAACAGGAACTGCTGAAAACGAAGGAAAAGCAATCAACGGAATTACAGATAAAGTAAACAATGGCATTGGCGGAATAGGAAAGTCTATAGGAAATGCCACAAAGAAAGCCAAAGAGTTCAAGAAACAATTAATGGGCTTTGATGAAATAAATAACATAACTCCACCAGGACAATCTTCAGGCGGAGCAGGAGGGCTTAGTGGAGGCGCTGGTGGTATAAGTTCAGCACTATTAAGCGCTCTAGACAAGGCTGATTGGGATTTAGGTATAGGAAACAAGGTCGATGAAATTAATCGAAAAATAGAAAAATTAGCAGAGAATCCAGTATTTAAAGCATTAGTTGCAGGAGGAATTGGGTTAGGTTTAACAAAAGCTGTTTCTGGGTTTGTTAAATTGGCATCATCAATTGGGCTTGTATCAGGCAGCGTAACAGGATTATCTGGTGCTTTTGCATTATTGACACCTTTCCTTGCAATAGGAACAATAGCGTTGCTTGTAGATAACTATGACAAGGCTAAATTTAAGGTAGATGAATGGACACAAAGTTATATAGCTCTTCAAAAAACTGTTGATAAAACTTATGACGGAATGGAATTTGAAACTGACCAATTTGGAAAAACATTAGTTACAGGACTAGAAGCAATTGGTCTAGGAATAGATAACTTAACTGGAGGAGCTATAAGCAGATTTTCTGACAAAGTAGCTGACAGTATGATGGAGTCTGAGGGTTTTGTTAAAGGGTTTGGAAAGTCATTCAATGAACTAAAAGACAAAATTTCAGATGTTAAATATGAATTTGAACTAGCCAAAGAAGCTAATGTTCAAACAATAGACACTGCAAAACAGTATGTTACAGAATTAGGAAAGATAACAACTGCAAATGGAACAATTAGACTAGGTTATGAAGAGCAAGCAAAAACTATTACAGAAGAGTTAGCCAAAGCTACTGGGCTACAAATTGAGGTTTCAGGCAACCAAATAAAAATCAATGGTGAAGTAAAGAAGTCATACAAAGAAATTGAAGATGCCATAAACAAAGCAATTGCAGCAAAAGAAAAAGAGCTTAAAATGGTAGAGCTAGAAACAGAGTATAAAAAGCTTATTGAATTGCGTGTGGAAGCCATGTCAAAAGCAAGAGTTTTACAGGAACAATTAACAGAGGCAGAAAATGAATTGACGAAAGCTATAGAATCTGGAGATCAAGCTAAAATAGACTCTGCTCAAAAAGCATATGATGAAACTAAAAATTCATGGAATGCTATGAGTATGGAAGCTACAAAATTGTCAAATGACATAAATAAAGTTTCACAAGAAATGAAATATGAGACGACTAAAGACATCACAGCTTTAACTGCTGATTTAATCAAGAGTAGAGCTGTTAATGGAGAGACAGTTCAAAGAATTTATAAAGAAAACAAAGACAATTGGAAAAAGACGCTAGAAGATTTAAATACAGATACAAAAGGTAACTTATTGGTGCTAACAACATCTATGGATACTTTAAATGAAGATTTGGCTCAAGATTGGCTAAATTTAGCAAAGAGCTCTGATGAGGGGAAGAAAGAATTTAATAAATCAATCACAGAGATGGATGGATTGACAGCTGTTAAACTTTTGACAATGACTAAAAATTTTGAAGATCTTGATGAAAATGCTAGATTAGCAATTTGGAAGTTCGCAGAGACTGCTCCAGATAAATATGCAGAAGCGGTAGACCAAATGCCTGAAGAGACAAGGAAAGCATATTTGGCAGTTATGCAGAACATCAAGAGTACTACAAGTGAGGCTGGTACAGAAGGACAAAAAGTAGCAAACAAAATAAAAGACCCAATTGAAAATGTTAAAGATTCATCTGGTACATGGGGCTCACATATTGTAACCAACTTAGCATATGGTATTTCAAGACAAACAGGAAGAGGTGGCGTTTTGGCAGGTGCTGTAGCAGGAGTTGTTAGTTTAATTACACGTAGTTTACAACACTCTGTGCCAAAAGAAGGGCCATTACATGATGATGACAAATGGGGTATTCACTTTGTTCAAAACTTGGCAAATGGAATAAACAGCAGTGCATATCTAGTAGATAATGCAGTTCAAGGCATTGTAGGAGACATTTCAGACCCATTTACATCAAATACTGGAATAGTAGTAGACAAGAATTTGAATGCCAATGCAATGGTTGACTATTCTCAAGTAAGTGGACAAATAAGCACATCTATTCAATCTGGAAACATCGCTCAAGGAATAGCAGTCGCAGTACAACAAGCATTACAAAGAGCAAATATCCAAGTTAATGTAGAAGCACATGCTGATGCAGGAATTATAGTGGAAACTGCTGTTGAAGGAATAAACAACCTAACAAGACAAACCAATGAATTTCCACTAGAAATACCAATATAAAAAGGAAAAATTATGAGACATATATTAGATTATAGAGACACAAGTTACGTTCCATCAGCTTTAATCAGAATAAATGGCTATGACGTAACAAACTTAATGGGATATGACGTAGAAGAATATGATCTTTCGTATGATGCAGGGAGACAGGCTGATGGAGTTATGAGATTAAATTACATCAGAACTTGCTACAAGGTAATACTAAAATTTCAACCAATGTATCAATCACAAGTAACAGCCTTTTTCAGCCATCTTCCAAGAACAGCTTTCCCAGTATATTTCTTCAATCCATACAAAGGAATATACGAAACAATAACATGTTATAGAGGCGACAGAGCAATTTCATTATTAAGCAACATCCAAGCTTATGGTCCATTCTATGACAGCCTAGAACAAAGCGTAATTCAATTATAGGAGGCAACATGGTAGAAGTAAGTAATAATTTCCAAACTGAATGTGAAGCCTATGTTGGCTCATATAAATTTGGAAAGATAAAAGTTAACTACATAGATGACAATCCATTAAATTATGAACAAGGTGCATATTCTTCAACCAATGGCACAAAAATAGATGAAACTCAAAGTGTAAGATACAACAAATTAGTAGAGTGCGAGCCTAACTTTAAATACAAAATAGAGTTAGGCAACTCTGCTATCAAGATGAAGATAATTACATACACAGAAGCACAAGCATTCATAGCAGCACATGACAACTTAGTAGATGGAAATGAATTAACAACAGAGGCAACAGCAAGATACATAAGTGTAACTATTTATTCAAACGACACACTAGAAGGCACAGCAATAACATTAAACAACACAATAAAAAATGGTGAAATTGCAGGAGTAGAACTAAAAGGCAATACAACACAAAATGGTACACCAACACCAAGTTCACCAGTAGAAGTAAATAATGTTACAGGAGAACAAGTTGTTAGAGTATGTGGAAAGAATATTTTACCACAAGACAAATACATAAATGATACTACTATTAATGGAATAACGTATATAAACAATGGAGATGGAACTTTTAGTGCAAGTGGTACTGCAACTGCAGATACTAGCATTGCTATTATACCTGCTGGAGAAATTGAACTAGAAGCAAACCAACCTTATTATCTTTATAGTTCAATTCCATATAATGCAAATACTTTTAATTTAAGTATTGTTATGTGGGAAAATAACGCTACAAAATATTTAACTGCAAATAATACTTACACACCTACTACAACACCAACGCAAGAAAGGTTGGCATTGTGGATACCTAATGGGGTAAGTGTAAATATTCAAAATGCAAAAATAATGTTGGTAAGAGGTACAACAAGACCAACAGAGTATGAAAAATTACAAAACAAAGATTATGAAATAAATCTTGGAAAAAATCTATATGAGGGTTCACAAGATTTTAGTGGTACTTGGGCAAATTCAACCTCTTGGTCAACCGCAGAAGAGACATATAATGGTTTGGTTGTTAAATATAGACAAAGTGCTTGGAATGGTTTGTATAAAGAAATTTATGTACAAAAAGGAGACGTTTACACTTTTAGTTTTTTTGCAAAAAAAGAAACAAGTGGAAGGGTAACTGCTTATTTAACAGGTAGTGGAGTTGATGCAACACCACAAAACAAAGGTTTTGACATAACAACTGAATGGCAAAGATATTCATTCACTTTTACGATAACAACAAGTGGCAAATTAAGGGCAAGAGTAGAAAACCCAACAAATGATAGCATTACATATATTTGTGGTTATCAATTAGAAAAAAATAAAACAATGACCTCATATTCGCCATATTTTGAGCCAATAGAATTAAACAAAATAGGAACATATCAAGACTTTATAAGAAAAGGCACAGGGAAGAATTTGTATGTTGGTTATGATAATATGCTAGAAGGCTTTTTGCCACAAAGTGGTGCATACCCTACAACAAATTCAAGTTATCCAAATGCAAAATATTTCACTATTTATTTAAAACAAGGCGAAAGTATAACAACAAGTGGAATAACAAGCAATGCAACTGGAAGAATAAGATTTATTGATAAAACAACAAATCAAGTTTTAGGTAGCGTTGATATTGGACAAAGTAATTACTATATAACAACTGCAAGTTATGGCGATGGTTTTAAAAATGGCACTATAACTGCAAAAAAAGACATCATTTTAGGCTTTATGCTAATAACTGAAAACGAATATGGTTTAGGAAATTTTCAAATTGAAATGGGCTCAACTGCAACGTATTACGAGCCTTTTGGTTATAAAGATAAATGGTATATAGAAAAAAATGTAGGAAAAGTTGTTTTAGATGGTAGTGAAAGTTGGTCAATATTTGAAAATGTTGATGGTTCTAATTTGTTTAGAATAGCATTTTCAAATTATGTAAAAAATCAACTTGTATATTGTAATTATTATAAAGGCAAACAAAATCAAACAGGAAGAACTAATTTTGACATATATACAAGATATGATATTTCTTCATTAGATATACTAGACAATAGATATTCAACTCTTGCAGATTTTAAAACTTGGTTACAAAGTAACAATACAAGAGTTTACTATGCTTTTGCAAACCCTACATACACATTAATAGATAATGAAGAACTATTAAATCAATTAGAAGCAGTAAGTCATGCTGAAACTCAAGAAGGAATAACAAACATAATGACTACTGGCGATTTGCCTGCAATATTAGATGTGATGCCAGACTTAACAGAGAGCATTAGAGGAAAACAAATTAAACCATACATCGGCTACAACATCACAAGCCATGATGATTTAAAAAATTTCAAAATCACAGGCAAAGCAGATAGCAATGGAAAAATTCTTGGTGCCACACCACAAACACAAATAGACATAGAGATATTTAATGAGAACAACAAACATAATCTAGAGAACAAACAAATCTATGTATCAACAGGACTAGATGAAACAGAAGGGAACTATGTTGAATGGCAACCATTCACGATAACTCAAGCCAAAGATACACAAACTAAAAATCATACAAATTATACTGGCTATGATGACATGATGAGAAATACTACTCAGTACATTGACAATATAGATTATGGAGAGAAAGGAATACCTCTTTATGATTATCTATGCAAAGTCGCAAAACAAATAGGAATGGCAGTAGCCAATGACACAATAGTTAATGGGGACTTTATAGTACGAGGAAACAATTTTACCAACAATGAAAAGATATTAACCGTCTTGAGTGATATTGGCAAAATAGCAGATGGATTTATGATGATAAATCGTGACAACCTATTAGAAGTTGTTGACATAGCACCAATAGACGATACAAGAGAGGCAATAGAGTTAACAACAAACTTATATAATGAAGATTTTCAAAACTCACCTGCATTTGGACCAACAAATGAATTAGCAATAGGTGAAACAAACATAGAAACCAATGCAATAGTAAAAAGTGATGAAGAAGCAATTGCTAAAGATGGAGTAAAGAAAATCGAGATCTTAGATAATTACTTCTTAGGTGAACTTGCAGATAAAGAAGAGGTCGCAAATGTGCTATGGGAGCATCTAAATGGTTTCAGTTACTATCCATATAAAACGCCATACAATGGCTATCCATACATAGACTTAGGCGATAAGCTAAACATCACAGATATCAATAACAACACATACAATTCATTTATCTTTAACTATGTATTTGAATACAATGGTGGATATAAAGGAAATGTAGGAGCAGAAGCATTAAGTGTAACTGCTGCTAAATACAAAACTAATAACACCTTAGGAAAGCAGTTTAGAAAAGTCGGAATTGAGATTGATAGAGTAGATGGAAAAATAACATCGGAGATAGATGCAAGAGATCAAGCGGATAAGGATTTAGTAAAGGCATACACAACAGCAATTGAACAGTCTACTGGTAGCATCTCAAGCAGAGTAGAAGCGGTGGAAAAAAACCTGAATGGAGATGGCACTGCTGAAAACCCTGGAGTAATTGAAGATATAAAGACAATTAACAAAACAATGTTAACCCAAGACTCGAGTGCCTTTAGTGCAGTTGTTGAGCAACAGGACGTTAACACATCCGATATCAAAGAATACAACGACGATAAAAACTTGCAAGCAATACGAAAACAAATAAAGTTTGACATAAATGGAGTCACTATGACTGCAGAAGGTTCAACGGATGCAGACATGAAACTGCATTTATCGAACAAACAAATAGAGTTCTTATATGGGAATAGTCCTGTCTTAACAATTAATGGAAATAGCATCAAGTTTTCTTCAGTATCATTTGAAGAATTGGGACTAGGAAACTACAGATGGCAAGATGAGGCCGACGACTCATTATCATTATATTACAAAGAGGAGGAAACAACTTAATGTCATTCAGTGTAAGCGCAAATTCATGGGAAACTGATGTAAATGTAAGTGATAACACATCAATTGCCCATGTACAAGTAACGATAACAACAAGTGGAGATTCTCACTCTAATTATGACCATTATGGAACAATAGTGATTGATGGACAGAGTTATAGCCATGGACCATATAGACTACCTTATACAACGACCAAAACATTTGAAAGCACAAGGAAAATAACTCACAACAATGATGGCACAAAGTCAATAAATTGGTCGTATAGTTTTCCTGTTAAGTCAGATAGTACAAGAACTGGTAGTGGAACGTTAACTTTAACAACTATACCAAGAGCAAGCCAGCCTAGAGTTTCTGTAACCAGTGTTAATTTGGGCACTGAAATAACAATTTATACAGACAAGAAAGCAAATTTTACACATACAATAACTTATTCAATCGGTTCAGCAAGTGGAACAATAGGGCAAGATAAAGGGGTTGTAGACAGCGTAAAATGGACTCCACCAGCGACATTAGCAAACCAATTTCCAAACGCTAAAAGTGGAATAGTAACAATAACATGTAAGACTTATAGTGGAAATACTTTAATTGGAAGTAAAACGTGCACACTAACGGTAAACACTATTAACAACGGAACCTACCAACCTTCGATAACAATGACTGTAACAGGGTCTAATTTGTTCAATGGCAATTATTTAAATAAGGTTAGTGGTGTAACAGTATCTGCAACTCCAACAGGCAAATATAGTGCAAGAATAAATTCATATACGATAGCAGGACCTGTATCAACTAGTGCAAATACAAACTTAGTAGTTAATCCTATTAATTTAAACATAAGTAGTGCTAGTCAGTCAGCAACATTTACTTGTAAAGCAACAGATTCAAGAGGATATGAAGGAACAAAAACAACTAATGCAATAACAATTTACAGATATAACGTCCCAACGATAAACCAAACAGAAACAAAAGTTCAAAGATGTGCTGCCGATGGGAGCTTATCAACTTCTGGAACATATGCAAAAGTAACGATTAAATACACTTATCAAAACGATGGTTATGGGAATAATATACCAACAGAAGGATTAGTAATTAAAATTAACGGTGTTGATTATAAATACTCAAGTTCTGATTTTACAGAGGCAACAGAAAATGGAGTAGTAACTGGAATTGGTGCAAAAATAGTTGGTGGCGGAAGCCTAACAATAAACACAACATACAATTGGACTATAACTTGTACTGATGCAGTAGGCAAGAGTGTATCGTTTAGTGGAACTCTTCCAACATCTGAAAGAATAATTAATGTACGTCCTCAAGGTAAAGGAATAGCCTTTGGAAAGTTCGCAGAACAAGACAATTTATTAGATAGTGCATGGAAGATTAAATCTACAAATGGGTTTGAGGGCAATGCAAGTTCAGCAACAAATGCAACAAATACAAATGTAACAAACACTAACCCAGATAGCGGAACTTGGTATTACCCAACTTTTGTAAGTGGAACAAGTGGAAATCAAGCACATAGAGTAAACAATGGTTTTAGAAATCATTTAAAAAAAGGAACTACAAGTGTTGTTGGTGAAAGTTATTTATCAATAGGAAATGCAACTGCAAGTGGAACTGCTAACAACGAAAGAGGCTTTTTGCAGATTTACGGACCAAACACAGGTAGAGCACAATTAGAATATAAAAATACTACAACTAATGCTATACATACATTGCCTGCAATAAGTGGTACATACGAAATCCAAAGAGCAATGGCTTGGATTAATTATGGCAGAGCCACTATGTCTAATTTAACAGCATGGGGAGCAGGAAAAGCATTAACTACTGTTGCATCGTCAAAGACTATTGGAAGTGGTTTAACTATTTCTAATGGACAAATTGTTGTAAATAATTCAACAATTAAAAAAGTAAAAATTACTGGCTCTATACAGGCATTTAGGAACACTTCTAATGGAGATACAGGTGCAAGAATAAGAAAAAATAACAACACGAATGTAATTGACCTTACTTATACTAGTTATAATTCCACATACCAATATTGGACTTCTGGCAATAGTGTAACATTGCTTTATGATGTGTCCCAAAATGATAAAATTAATATATGGGTTTGGTCTGGAGCAGCAAGTTCTGTAGAATATCTTGGTGCTGCTTTATTAGTAGAAGATGTGACGGAATATTAAGGAGAAACAAATGAAAGAGATAATAATAGCAATAATAGCAATAGTGCCACCAATAGCAACTTTGATTGTGAGCATTATTACAAACAAGAAAGTTAAAAAGCAAAATGATTTAAGACAAGAAATGAAAGAGTGTCAGATGCAGATACAAGAGCAGTTGAATGAATTAAAGTCAGAAATAAAAACGAATGAGATGAAAAGGCTCAAGAAAATTTGCACAGATGGTTTTATAGATGTTATTAAAGGAAAGAAAAAAACGCCTGAGCAGATAAGAAACTTATTTGAAGATTTTGACTCATATAAAGAGCATGGTGGAGACTCATATGTAGATGACTTACACTTGCTTGCTTTAGAAACATTAAAGAAAGGAAAAACAGATGTCGAACAATATTTATGATATTTTAAAAAATAGTTGTTTAGTTTTAACACCGATAATTATTTTGATAATGGCGATACTTAATATTTTTAAAGTAATTGATAATGAAGTATCAATTGCAATTATGAGTGCCATAGAAACATCTTTAGGAACGATGGTAGTGATCTCAAAAATGATTTACGATGGTAAAAATAAAAATGAGGCTGAAAACCTTGAAAGCAACACAAATGAGGAAGAGTAACTTGTTTACTTTAAAACAAAAACGCCTTAAAATCAATCCTCGTGTGAAATAGTCTGCGAGGTTTGATACATAAGGATTGCAGGAGGTCTAAATGTTAAGTAACAAACAAATACAGATAAATTTAACTTTTTTAGGTTTTAATTGTGGAAAAACGGATGGGAAAATAGGAATAAAAACAAGAAGTGCAATAAAATCATTTCAAAAATCATTTGAATTAACAAGAGATGGTAAATGGGGAAATGAGACAAACACAAAATGCATTGCTGTGGTAAAAGATATTCAAAGAAAAATTGGATGCAAAAACATCGATGGCATTGTCGGCTCAGAGACCATTGACAAAACGATGCTATATCAAAAACTAAATAATTTAAAAGTCGATGGAATAGCAGGGGTTAACACAAGAGCAAAAATGAATCAAAGTGAAGGTCGCAGTTGGGCAATGTATCCTCATTTCAAGCAGACCGAATTTGCTTGTAGAGACAAGTGTGGCTTTATGAATGAAAATTTAAAAGTGGTAGAAATTCTTGAAGACATAAGAAGTCATTTTGGAAACAGACCTGTAATTATTACTTCTGGTTGTAGATGCGTAAGACACAACAATAAAGTTGGAGGAGTAAAAGGAAGCAAGCACTTATCTGGAGAGGCTGCAGACTTTTATGTAAAAGGCGTAAGTACACAAGCCTTACTAAACTATACAACCTTATTAATGCATAAAGGAAAAATCAAATATACATATACTAACAACAAAAATATGAAAGGGGTTGTGCATATCAATATTTAGTGCTATTCTATATTAAGTGCAACGAGATTGTTATGAGCATTCTAAAATGAAAAAAGAGCAGTGCATTACTTATGCATTGCTCTTTCTTTGTAAACACTTATGAAATATGACCTTTGAGGTTTTCATATCTGGTGCAGATGGTCATTTTCAATACTTTATTACAATATCATTTAAATCACGTAACGCTTTATTCTGTTGTGGTGTAAGCGACAGTGCTTTTATCTTAGTTTATTTGAGATATGTTAAAAATCATCTCATTTTTATTGTTTTGCATTACTTTTGCATTGTTTCTGAAATCTAATTCGTCTTTAACAAAATCCATAGTAACAGAGGTATAAACTTCGTTTGTTATTTGAGAATCTGGAGTATGTCCTACTAAGTAATGAATAACAACAGGGTTAACTCTTAATTCTTGTAATTCTGTTATTCTAGTATGTCTCAAAACGTGTGTAGATAACTTAGGCGCTATATTATATTTTTCGTTTAATCTAGTTAAGTAGCTATTAACTTGAGAGTGCCCTATAAATTTATTTCTGGCAAAATCGTAGAACAGATAAGGGACTATCATCTCTCTGCACATCTCTTTATTTATACGAACTCTATTTAGTAAAATGTTGTATGTTTCATCATCTAAAGGAATTGTACGTTCACCTTTATCTATATTTGTTGCTCTATTATATGTTTTGGTATGATCTGATACTATAACCTTGTTGTTTTCATCTAGAGTAAGAGTATTATGAATATGCAATGTTCTATTATTGACATCGAAATCATCAATAGTTCTAGCCAACAATTCTCCAATTCTCATTCCAGTATTAAGTTGAACTAATAAGATATCCTTATATATTTCTCTAGAATCTTTTAAAGCTGCTCTAAATTTAATTCTCTGTTCTTTAGTAAGGGCCTCTATTTTAGTAAGAGGAATCTGAGATATAGGTTTGGTTAAAGTGTCATCCAACATTATATTAAAAGGAATGATTCTTCTATTATAAGCTATTTGAAATGCTTTGTTAAACATAGCCCATATTTTATCTATAGTAGACTTAGCATATACTCTAATATTAGATTTTGCTAGTTGTAAATCTTGAATAGAAACCTCTGTAATAGGTTTATCTACTAGATTGCTGCAACAGCTTCTGATTTGCTTCTGTAGTTCCAAATTTCTTCTATAGCTTCTAGAAGAGGTATAACCATCATCATATCTTTGCTTTATATATCCAGATATAATAGAGTCCATAGTAATTGAATCACTAATTTGAGAAACATCACCTTTAGACTCCATAAGCAGTTTTTCGTTGAATCTTCTTTGAAAGTCTAAATCAGACTCATCCACGTGCTGATACATAGACCTTCTTTTATTGTCTATCCTAGAGGTATATTGCCCAACTAATAAATTAGTCTTTGAAGACCTATAAATAGTACCTCCACCAAATGATTTTCTTTGCCTTTCAAGGCCTCTTCCGTTACTAGTAATCCCATTATACTTTGCCATAAAATTTCTCCTTATAATTAAATTTTGAGGTTGATTTTTCACTTAATAACAAGTATAATGAAATTGTTATTAAGATGATTAATATATTTTTTAATATTTCCGTTTTTTAGTCCTCTTGATGACGCAGGGAGTCTTTCGCGAGACTCTCTTTTTTTAGTAGTTTCTCTTTAATTCTTTTACAACTCCTATTATTTGCACAGGTTTAGCGATGATGTCTTCTTCAGTAAAGATTAGTGGATCGTAATTAGGATTAGTAGGTTGTAAAACTATGGCTCTGTCAATTTTTCTCACTCTTTTAATTGTTGCTTCATCTCCATTAACTAGCACTATACACAAATCATTGTCTTCAAAATAGTCTTGTTTGTGCACGATAACTAAGTCATCTGGATAAAGTTCAGGCTGCATAGAGTCACCTTTAACTTTTAAGCAGAAGTAATTTTCGCTATCTGCATATGACACTCTATCAATTGGAGCATAACCTAAAACATTGTCATCTACAAGTGAATCATATCCAGCCTTTACTGTGCCTAATATAGGTATAAGCCACGCTTTTTTACTCCTACCATAGAAGCGATTATCCATAGGTGCTTCGAAACCCATTAGCCATGCTGGACTAACATCATAGATTCTAGCAAGTGTTTCTACCATTGGTAATTTCATTTTTCGTACTTGACCACGTTCCCATTTTAGAACTGCAGTCTTTGAAACACCTAGTTGCTTTCCAACTTCTTCAAGAGTGAGACCCTTGCTTTTTCTAGCATAGATAAATCTTTGAGAAACTAACTCTGTGTTTACGTCACTCATTTTTCACCTCGCTTTATTTCATTATAATACAACAAGTTAACTAAATCAACAAAAATATAAAAAATTTTTCAAAAAAGTTGAAAAAATGTATTGACAAACAAAAATGATTTTTATATATTAAGTATGAAAGTTAACTAAGTTAACGAAAAAAGAAAGGAGGTAGATTACATAATTATGCCAAAGAACAATCAATTATATTCAAAAGTAGTAGACCAAGGACTAGACAAAAGAAAACTCGCAATAATACTAGGAATCAGCTACACCAGCATTATCAATAAGTTCTTAGGAAAGTCACCATGGAGTATTGGAGAAGTAACAATCTTAAAGAAAGTCTTAAATCTCACACCAGATGAAGTAGTGGATATTTTTTTAATTTAAAAGTTAACAAAGTTAACAGAAGGAGCAGCAAATGGAAGATGACATCGACATTGAAAAAGCCGAAGACATGATGATTCCTTATTATGAAGAACCAGAAGAGCAAGAAGAGGATGATGACTATGAAGAGACGGTATATCAATGGATTACTGAGGATCACATGAGAGGGCTTAAATAAGAAAGGAGGACTAAAAAATGGAAGACATAAAAAACATTTTAAAGGAAATTTTGGAAGAACTAAGAATTAAAAATAACAGACCAGAAAGAAACCCAAATGACCTATTAACTGCTAAAGAAGTATCAGAGCAATACAACATGAATTATGTAAAAGTATTGCAGCAGTTTAAAGACAAGAGAATGAAAGTCTATACAGGTACTAAAGAGTATCGTGTGTTTAGAAAAGATTATGAAGACTATTTAAGGGAGGCATAATATGGATTATTTAGATTTAATTGATATGCATTTGCCGCCTTTTTATTATGGAGGTGAATATGGAAAAACCTAGAAAAGTTAAGGATTTGAAAGACACAGAGTTGTGTGAAGAGCTAGATAAAATAGACAATCAATTAACTGCTGAATATTCAATTTTAGCAAATCTTAAATTGGTAAAAAAAGAAATTCAAGATGAAATCAATTTACGCTTTAAACAAACAACAGAGGATTAAAAAACGGAAATAAGAAGGAGACAAGATGGATGTATTTGAAAAATTAGCAAAGATTCAATCAAGAATATCAGTAACTAAAAGCCATTATAACAAATTTGGTGATTTCTACTTTCGCTCTTGTGAAGATATTCTTACAGCTTTTAAACCATTAGGAGAAGAATTTAAATGCACACTAACACTTTGTGATGAAGTCATAGAAAGAAATGGAGAAAATTATATTGAAGCAACAGCAACATTTATTGACTTGGAAAATCCAATAAGCATCATTAGCCTTAAAGCTTCAGCAAGAGAAGACAGGTCAAAAGGAAAGATGGACGCTTCACAGATGACAGGCTCAGCAAGTTCTTATGCAAGAAAATATGCTTTGAATGGTCTATTCTTATTAGATGATAACAAAGACCCAGATGACATGAAACCAGATGAAAAGAAGCCAGAAAGCAAAAAGGATAATTACAATAAAGATAATAAGTCAAACTCAAATGGAAATGAAAAAGCATCTGAAAAGCAAATAGCAATTCTTAAAAAAATATATAAAGACCAAGATCTTTTAAATTTATTATTCAACAATAATATTAGTCAAATAGAAGACTTGCCTAGAGCAAAAGCATCAAGTTTAATTGAACAGATTACAAAAAAGGCAAAGGAGAACAAAAAGAATGATTAAAATAACAGGCGAAATTAATTTATTTAAATATGAAGACGGAAGAGTAACTACTACTTTAAGTATAGACAAATACGATAGTGAAACCAAAGAAATCGAAAAAGATGCAAATGGCAATAACAAAAAGGTCTGGAGAGAAATTCCTATAAGATTTGTGAAAGACGCAAAGCCACTTGATAACTGCATGAATCGTACAAAAATTAAAATTAATAATGGCTGG